AACCTAACTTAGGTAAAGTAGGAGGCGGAAGCACTCCATCTAACAACGCTGTAACTGGTGATATAGTTGCTAGTTATAAAAATGAAATATATTAGGAGATAAAATGGCTGATGGTACAGGAAAAGTTCCTTACGGTTCGGATTTAATTAGAAAAGGTTGGATACGTGAAGGTCTTATACAAAGAGCTGCAACGTCATTCTGGGGAGCTTATAAAGGTAATACTAAAGATAGTATTATTATACAAGCTAATAACGCTGCAGCAGCTTCTGGGCACACTGTAGTATTTGATATGGACGGTAACTTAAGTGGAAGACCTGTAAAAGGGAATACTACTGCAAAAGGTACTGGTGAGCAAAAGAAAAAGTTTAGTGATAAACTTACAGTTACTGATTATAGATATGTAGTTGATAATGGTACAGCTTTTGACGGTGTGGAGATTGGTGATTTATCTATTAATCAGCATAGCGACTCTCGTACAAAACTAGCAGACCTTTGGGTTCGTTCATCTGACCAAGCATATTTTGACCTTGCTCAACAAGGTGCAGAGTTTGGTATTGATTTAGGGACTACATTTACGTTCGACCAGCTTCTTGGTTTAGAAAAAGTAGTTAAGCAAGGTAGAGGTTTTAGTACTAATCCGGTTGGTATCCCTTCTAGAATGCCGCTAGCTCCTTTCTATACGGCAGACGGAAAACCTATTTGGTTATTTGTTATTGACGTTGCTATGAAGCATATGTTAATGAAGTCTACAGGCGCTCAAACAGTATTATCTGGTGGTGATATCCGTGGTAATCAAAACAGATTATTCTCTGGCGTTTTAGGTAAGATTGGTAGTTTTGTTATTGTTGAAGCTCCAGATTTCTTTGGTTCTACTGAAGGTTCGATACTAGATACTGAAGGTTACTATAACTTTGATAATACTGGTGTAGAGATTGCTGGTCTAAGACAATATGATGTAGATACATCTAAATGGACCGGTGAAACTGGCTTCGTTCAAACTAATACTTTGAAAAGTCGTGGTGTTATTCTTGGTGCTGGAGCATTCCAACTTGGTATGGGTAAAATGCCTGACTATAAGTATGAGGCAACAGACTTCGAGAAATTCTCAGAATCTGCAATGGAAGTATGGTGTGCTGCTAAGTGTGCTAAGCTATTAGCTGAGAACAGTGATTACACTATGGCTAAAGTAGCTGGATATAATTATGGTTCTGTCTTCGTTGATGTAACTGTACAAGCGTAAGGATGAAAAATGGCTGATTTAAGATTTGAAGATAAAAATAACCAGAAGAAAACATTTAGTGTTTTCTGCTCTGGCAACGTAGCTACTTCAGCTACAATGAGCGACACTCTATTTACATTACCTAAAGCATCACTAGTAACTTCTGTTAAAGCAGTAGTTCTAACAGTTTCTGGCACTGCTACTGATACAGTAGATGTAAAAGTTGGTACTACAGTTGTAGCTAATGAGGTTGTTACAGGCGTTGCTGGTGTTGCTGCTATCACAGCAGTAGTTCCTACATATTTCCCAACAGGTGGTTCTGTTACAGTTGTTGCTGGCGCTGATGCTCCTGGTAGTACAGGTGTTATTAAGATTATTGTTGAGTACATCGAGACTGAGCTTACAGATGGTACTTACACTGACTAAGTAAAGGAGTTCTTATGGCTATGGGCAGTATAATGAAAGATATGGCTAAGAAGCTTGGGTTAGAAGACAAACCCAAGGCTACTGCGGTAGAAGAACCTAAAGCTGAGAAGAAACCTTATAAACTCCAGCAAAGAGTTAATGAGGACACTATGAAAGCTTATAAAGCTTCTGGTGAGCCTAGTAAAGCTAAAGCATATTCTGACAAGATTAGACAAAGTAAAACCAAAAGTGGAAAAGCTTCTGGTTTTGATACTGGCTATCAGGCAGGACAAGATATTAAGATGGAGAAGAAGAAAAAGGGTTTAATCACTAGCCCTGACTCTACTATCTGGTAATTTTAAGGCTCTCTTAGGAGAGTCTTATAAAATATCAAGGATTTAATATGAGCAGAATAACAGAGATACTTTCTAAAACCAGACGAATATTAGCTGATAAAGATAAGCAGAGATATTCTGACGATGACTTAATAAGCCTATTAAATGACGGTTTAGTTAACTGGACAGTAGTAACCGGAACGTTAAAGATTAGGTCTTATATACCAATAGAGTTAAATACTGCTTTATATGATATGAGTCCTTATTGCTTTAATATAGATAGAATACAATATGGTAGTAAAGTTCTTGAAGTTAAGACAGAAGAGCAAATGGATAAACTTAAATCAGACTGGCAAGATGATGTTGGTACTGAGCCTAAATATATTATCTTTGATAATCTTAAGCAAGGACTTTTTAGGATTTACCCAAAAGTAGATGACACTGTATTAAATAATATAACACAAAATTCAGTTTATGGTGGACTTATAGATATTACTATAACTGATGACTTACTACAAATACCATCAGTAGATAATATAGCTTTTACTGATGTAAAATACCTAGTTATATTTTATACCGGTAAACCACGAGTAGTAACCCTAGCTTCTTTAGATGCTGATTTAGATATTGACCCTATTTATGACCTAGCATTAGTTTCGTATATATCTGGGCAAGCATTAAGATTAGATGTAGACTCACAGAATAGAAATTTTGGTACAGAGCAATTACAATCATTTATGGGATTAGCTACAGAAGCTAAGAAAAAAGAAGCTATTGGAAACAATAGTTTCATAGTTAGAGAAGTATCATATAGAGGAGCATTTCAATGAATATAGCATTAAATAGGCAATTACTAGGTGTAGAGGATTTACTTCTAGGAGTAGGAGAGGTAGAACAAACAAGAGGTAATGAATTAGTGCCAGTAACTAGCATTAATGCAGGCAATTTACTTTATGATGCTACAACTACTATTAAAGAAGTAATAGATACTATGGTTTCTTTAGCCGGTGTTGGCACCTTAACTAATAAAACTATAGATGATATAACTAATAGTGTAGGGGCTGACCACATACACTATAAAGTTAGAAATGAGAGCGGAGCTACTATACCTAAGGGTACAGTTATAACATCTTCAGCTACTCAACCTGGTACAGACTATCTTGAAGTAGAACCTATAACAGATACAACAACTCAAATAGCTCTTGGTATTACACATACTGAACTATTAAATAATGGTATAGGTTTGGTTACAAATACAGGTTTGTGTAAAGACTTCGTTAATACTAGTGCTTGGGATGAAGGCACTCTACTATATCCTGCTAATGGTGGTACATTTACACATATAAAGCCTACTACTGGTATGTATCAAGCCTGTGCAGTAGTTATGAGAAGCCATAATACACAAGGTAGATTATTAGTAGAGTTTACAGAACCTAGTTATATAGCTAGTACAACACAAAGCGGGTATGTACAGTTAAACGATACACTTGCTAGTACTAGTACTACAGAAGCCTTAACTGCTAACCAAGGTAAAGTACTACAAGATAATAAGTCAGATATAAACCATAATCACGATACTACTTACGAACCTATTAATAGTAATATAACTAAGCAAGGCAATACTTTTAATGGCGCAAACCAATTAGTTAAATTAGATGTAACAGGTAAACTTCCGGCAATTGATGGTAGTCTACTTACTAACTTGCCTGGAGCAGCAACAGCATTAGACGGTTTAACTGATGTAACATTAGTAACCCCAGCAAATGGGCAAACCTTACAATACAATACAACAACAAGTCAATGGGAAAATGCTACTCCAGCTTCTGGGGTTACAGACCATACACTTTTAACAAATATAGGTACTAATACACATGCCCAAATAGATACTGCTTTGACAAGATTGGCTAATACAAGTGGCTCTAACACTGGAGACCAAGATTTAAGTACTTATGTGGAATTTACAGACTATGCTTCTTCAACAGTTGGCGGTACTTTAAAGGCTAGGCTAGATACAACTACTTTATATCTACGAAATGATGGGACTAACGCATAATGCCAGTAGTTTTTAATGGTGTC